AAACTTAGCTTGGTTCTTAGACCTAAACCTATTCCATATCTTTGTCCAAGTTCTTTCGTTTTCTGAAATGTCATTTTGTGCAGACGGATCTAAGTCTGATTCTCTTTTACCAGTGTTAGGATTGATTTTTGGAATAAGTAATTTATTTATTATTCTTTCTTCAAAAAAGTCCCATGTAACGTAATAACTAATTTCGTCATTAAATGATTGTTCATCATTATCTTTTTCTTTGTCTTCATCACTTATATCTTTATCAAATACTATAGCAGTTCCTGCAAATACTTGTCCACCACCATGGCCTTCAACTTTAAAAGCTTCTCCTTTCTCCATTGTTTCGTATAAAAATGAACAAATTGTTTTAACGTTTGGTTGTTTTTGGTCGACATCTTCTGCATCATCAGCGTCTGAACATCCATTTGAAACTGATGCTGTTTGTGTTGGGGTTTCTAGCATTATGTTTCCCATAGAAGTTAATTCAACAGTACAATCAAAACCTCCAACTTCGTTTAGTGTCCAGCTGAAATTTGATACTTTACCTTTTGCAGCATCATAACAAAAATCTGCAGACTTAGATAATTCACGTACCTTTTTATAAAAATCAGACATTGAGCCTAAAGCTCCAGGACTATTTAATGGCATTTTTTGAAATACTCTGGCGCCATCTTGTTTTGTTGTCCAACCCCACTCAACACATTGAAAGGTACCTAAAGACATATATAAAGCTTCCATAGCCTTTAGTTGTTCTAGCGACCAGCACTTAAATTCATAGTTAATTTTTCTAAGGGCACCAGTTGAACCTGTATCTTTTATTGTTAGTGAAGTTATTCCAGGCCTTGGCTCATTTCTATTGTTTAGGTCATACGATGTGGTTAATCCTTTAAGATTTCCACTAAACAATTGAAACTGCTTTCTATATTGTGTATTACCATTTATCTTTACATTAGAGGTTACCCTAATAAAAGCTTGTCTTCCATGCGTCCATGCTTGATAACCTTCTGGTATTACGTCGATTCTTTTACCTAAAGCTCTTTTTAAAGCTTTTGGCCAGGGCCTAGCTAAAAAACTTCCCATTATATAACCCTTCTATTTTGTACTATATCATTAAATTTATTTATTATTTCGTCAGTATCCATAGGAATTCTTAACTGTTTTCCTGCAGGTATTGACAAAGATCCTTTTCCCAATCCATTTGCTTGTGCTATTATCCACCAAAGTGTTACGTCATTGTAATATTCTCCAGCTAAAATATCTAGTCTGTCTCCATATCTAGCTCGTATGTAAATATCTTCTGAAGATCTATCTATTTTAGGATACATTATTGTTGAATAAAATGTTCTTCCTGTATCTTTGTCTTTTCTCTGTTTATTTGTCTCATATCTATTCATTATTGTCTCCAAGAATCATTGGTTATGGCTGCAAATGTGTCTGTTGTACTACTATGCTGTCTATCCGTTACCTCTCCACCAACATTTGATTTGCTAAATAATACTTTTCCGTCAATAGTACAATCAATATAAAATGGAAGTTGTCTTCCTTCATCAATATCCCATGGAGCGTTATCAACTGGTGTCATATTAAAGCTATCAACAATAAAAGGATTGTCCTTCCACCAGTCTCCAATAGTTAATTTTAAAAGTGGTCCAACAGGTAAACCGCTTTTAAATTCTGGAAGAGTCATTTGAATAAATCTATTTAGTCGTTTATAATTTGATTCTAGTTCTGCCCTAGTCATACTATATAATTTAAAACTAAAACCAGCCGATCTTGATACATTCTGAAATAAATAAGTTGGTGTTGTTCTTCCAACATAATTAACATCTTGCCAACCATAAGTGAAATTGTCGTTTATTCCAGACAAATAAGCCCTAAATTGTAATATTTCTTCAGCTACTCCTGGCCTTTTACTACTAAATTTAAAGTTTATAAAGTCTTCAAACGAATCTGCATATTCTGCAGCTGCAGTTCCCATTTCTCCTGGAGTTATTGATGTTCCATCTACTACTTTATCATCTACTCCTAAATCAACTTTTCTATTACTTCTATTCATGATGGCTCCACCATCGGCTGATAATAATCTACCGTAGTTTCCACCAAAACGAGTCATTCTATCTAAACCTTCCCAAGGTAGAGCTGTTGGATCTCCTCCGTTTGGTTGTTGGAAGTTTCCTTGAATAGGTGATAAAGGTTGTCCATCTTCAGTTAGTAATAGTTCTCTAAAATCCATTAAAGGGTGACCTATTCTATCATCATTTCTAGGAATTTTACCATAAGCCAGTGTGGTGTATCTTCTTAATCTTTGATTTTGAGAGTTGTAAAATGTACTATTTTCTTCAACAACTGGATCTGGAGAGTGGCCGTCTGAAGTTACGTTACTACTATTTTCAGGAGCTGCATCTTCTCCGTCTATGTTTATTATATTGTCTAATCTTAAAGCTAATTGAGAATTATTACTACTGTCTTCAGACGTCATATCATCAAAGATATTAGAGCCATTTTTATCACTATATTTATTGCCTTCGTCCGGAGTATCATATACTCTAGCAAAAGATGGATTTTCTCCATCATTATTTTTACCAGTAAAGAATCTAGAATCTGCGTATGTTCCTCCTGTTTGTTCGTGTTGGTTTATACCAATACCAACGTTTGATCTAAATATAGAAGTACCTCCAATACCATAAACAGAACCTGGGCCTAAAAATCCTTTGTCTGATAAACGAGCAATTTTAGTTTTACCCATTCCTCTTACAAAAGCTGGTATTTTACTACTCAGTGTTCCAAGAAAAGAATCTGGTTGGTCATCTCCAGTTACAGCTAGTAATCCAGATTTTAAATCTGTCTGTAAAAATGCTAATCTAGATTTTGTTCTTGGACTTCCTTTTCCTAGGGTTGTAGCATCTCCAGTAGTTGAATCAAGATTAACATCTGCTTTATCTGTTAGTTGGCTTGTATCAGGTGAATCAAATCCTGCCTCTCCAAGAGCTTTTTTAGCAGCTGCTCCACCGCCTCCTTGTGAAAGTGGAGATTCGCTTTGAAATATATTATCTTCGTATCTAGCATTTTTAGGTAATTGGCCATTTAGTGGTCCTAATCCATGTCGTACTAAATGTATACCAACAGCATTTGTTAATGTTTGAGCTACTGTTGGTAAACCTAATGCATATATTCTATTTGCTCCAATTCCAATAACGTTATCTATTTGCATTTTAGGATTAGTAAGTTGCATTCCTACATTTTTAGCAATAAATAATAATCCTTTTGGACTAATTAAAAATTTACCTATTCTAAGAGCATCAAATAAAGATCTATTTATTGCTGTTCCTATACCACCTCTAATTAAATCTATTCCAAGCAATGAACCTTTACCTCCTTTTGCAGAGGGTGAATCACTAAATAAACTCCAGTTACTTCCAATGTCTCTTTGGACGAATGGTTGGTCTGTAGCGTTTCCAAATGAATGAACATTTGTTGATTCTCTTCTAAGGTCTGTATCACCGACACCTGGTATTGATGTATATTGTTTTCCTATTTTTGAGTCAAAAGAATCACTGTAAAATTGAGATTTTCTAGCTTGTACATTAAAATCTCCATATGGGCTTGTCCATCCAAGCAGTTTAAATTGTTGACCAATACTATCTGTTTTTCCAGGAGCCGATGATGGAGTTATTTTTGATAAAATGCTATCGTATCTTTCAGAGTTAAATGCATAAGAACCGTTTGTTGATGGAGTTGTTGGGTAAGTATATTTATCGCCATCTATACCTACAAAATCACTAGCCCCTCTATATTGTCCTAAGTCTTTTAAATTAAATCCAGTTTGTTTTATATCTGCAATTGCATTATATCCTCCACCTACTTTTTCATTGTATTGTTGTCTAGTCCAAGTTGATGTTGATCCAGGATTATCTGTTGACATTTGAAACTTTAAGTTTGGCATCTTACCAATTACTCCTGTAAAATCGCTTGGACCTAGATGTTTTTTGCCAGTAATAAAACCATTCATATCTATATCTGAAAGTCCATTATGAACCTTTAACTGGGTAGATAGTTTTTGACTTGCATACTTAAATGCTCCTACCGTTCCACTTATTCCTTTAAATTGACTATTTGGATTAGTCATATTTTTTGTAAAACCTGAAGCATCTATATTTGGAATTCCATTAACTATCTTTAAGTCTGGTGTTGTAAATCCAGGCACAAAACCAAATGCTGAAACTTGCGTACCATTTTGACCCGGTGAAGACATATTATTAGATACTTCTGGTCCGTTTTGACCTGGAGAAGACATGTTATTAGATACTTCTGGACCAGATTGACCTGGAGAAGACATGTTATTAGATACTTCTGGTGCTGTAAATACTGGACTAAACAAAAAACCAACTGGAGATATGCCTATTTTTTCTGGCGTTGATGGTGTTGAAAATACTTCAACGTTAGACGTTATAGGTCCTGGAGTAAACACTCCAACTTGTGGTGCATTTTTAGCTAATTTTGTTAGTGGTGTTTTATTTGTTGCTGTATTTACCTGAGGACCAGAATGGTCAAATTGTCCAGCAAAAGGCTGGATAGAAGAAAATTGACTTCCATTCTTTTTATAAAAAGATGCTAAATCTACAGTTTCAAATTTACTTATGCTTGGTCCATCTGCCATTTTATGCTCCTGCTGGGGTTCTACCTAAAAACATAGTTTCTCCAACTTTTCTACCGTCTAGAGTAACGTTTCCACCCTGTTTAATTACACCTATTAATTCGTCCATTTTAGCTAATAATTCTACATTATTATTTTTTTCTTTTTCTGTGTTTTCATCTGAAGGATTTTCTACAACACTATCTACTGGAGCAGCTTTTTCAAAATCTTCTCCATCTTGTGTTATTGGTTTAGAATTTTCTGGCTCGCTTACACTTACAGTTGAACCGTCAGATGACTTAGTTTCTTCTTCTGAACCTCCTGTTACTATACCAAACACTCCTCCTAAAACTGCTCCCATAGCTGCAAGAGCTAATAGTGTAGGAAGTAATGGTGTAATTGCAGTTAGTCCAAGCGCAAATGGAATTAATCCTAACCCCATTGCTGCAAAACCTGCAGCAATCATCATAAATGCTCCTCCTAATCCTGCCAATTCTGATATTGTTTCACCAATTTCTCCCATCATTGAAAATCCTTTAGCCATTTCTTGTATTGCTTTTCCTAGTACATATACTGCGGCTGCTACTATTAACATTGCAGCTGCTCCTGCAATTATTGCAATTGCTCCAACTCCTGAAGACATTATTGCTCCAAGTAAAGCTACTGCCCCTACCAAAGCAAGCATTCCTACTACTGCTTTACCAACATCTGACCAACCAACTTCTGCAAATTCTTGTACAGCTTTACCAAATACGTATACAGCAGCTGCTACAACAACCATGGCAGCTGCTCCCATAAGAACTTTTTTCATATCAATTTTTCCTAGCTTATCCATAAAACTAGTACTTCCTTTTCCAGACGTACCAGCAGCTGCATCGGCTGCTTTTGTTGGACTAGGTATTGCTGACTTTACTTTATCTGTACCCTTTGAAATTAAATCTTTACCTTTGTCCTTAGCTTTATCAGTTAATTTTGAAACTAAGTCTTTACCTTTGTCCTTAGCTTTATCGGTTACTTTTGAAACTAAGTCTCCAGCTGGAGATTTTTCTTGTCCAAAACCTAAAAACTTTTTTAGTATGCCCATTCCACTTTTTGCTGCTTTTGCTGCATCACTAATACCTTGTTTCATAGATCCGTATGCGCCAACACCTGCAATTATTGAGTTTACATTTTCAGCTGCAAAACCTGCTAGTCGTTCTCCAAATGGTACAGCTTCAGCAGCAAGTTCTCCAGTCTTTTTAAAGTGTTCTAATTCTTCTCCTTTAAGACTAGTTATTTTATCTTGATTAGCAAGCATCTTGGTCATTTCTTCAACAGTTAAACCTGCAGCGGCTGCTGCTGCCTCTTGCTGTAGTACATTTAAACTTTGGAATTCTTCTACCGTACCAAACTCTTTGGCTAATTCTTTAAGAACTGTTAAGTGGTCTCCTTCTAGTGCAGCTCGTCTAGCCGTTTCTAGATTAAGTTCTCTACCTAACATTACCTCTGCTTCCATTTCTGCATTTAAAGAATTTTCTATATCTAATAGCCCTTTACTTGCAGAAACTAGTGAGGCCATTTCTATGCCTACTTTTTTAGTTGCAAGTGCAGTTAATGCCATTCTTTTTGCGCCTTCAGCTCCAAATCTTGCAAACTCTTCACTATTAGTTGCCATCTCAGAAAGTATTTCTCCTGGAGCAACATCGTTTGCCTCTGCTAATGCTATTGCGCCAGCAGTAAGTGCATCTGCAGCCTCTTCACTTCCTCCTGTAATATCTAATTGTATTTTTCTTAAGTTTGCTGCTTCAGTAACCGATACTCCATATCTTTCGGACATGATACCAACCGCCTTAACGTTGCCATATGTTACCTCACTAAGATCTGATGCTGAGTCAATCATCGCTTCTTGGGCTTTGACAAAGTCCATACCCATTCCAGCAAATTCCATATTTAATAGCTTGGTTTGTTTTCCAAGTTTAAATGCAGTACCTTGACTTACACCTAAGTTTTTTGCTAAGTCTCTAGTACTTATAACTTGATCTGCTAAAAATTTAGATACTGCTCCAAAAGCTAAAAATCCGTTACTAAATACCCCAATATATTTTGTGGCTCCATCTTTTAATTTTTTAAGCATATCATCTTGTCCAGACAATGCTTCTTGTTGAGACTGTAATATATCTCTTCTAGATATTCCAAGTGCATTTGTTTGATTTAACTCTTCATTTAAAGCTGCAACATTATTAAACTGTCCATCTACGGCAGCTGTAATGTTGTCAACTTCTTCTCCTGTTAAATCATATTTTGAAGCTAAGTCTTGAACTATTTCGGCCTGTCTTCCTTGTACATCTTCAAGATCTAAGTTTCCGTCTACAACCTCTTTCATTAAGTCTCTTTCAAGACTAGCTATTTCTAATATTGCTTGAGACTTTCCAACTCTTCCAGAATCTAATGCTTCTTTGGCTTTTAAAGTTAATAAAGAAGATTGGTCAAATCCTTCTATCGCTTTAGCAGATAATACTTTTTCTTTTTGAAAGTCTGTAATATCTTTTTCTATACCTTTTAGTTTTGCTGAGGTTTTTAGTTGTTCTTTATATTCTGCTGCAATTTTTTCAACAGTTTCTTTTTGATCTTCTACTTTTTCTGAAATTGTTTCTAAAGATTTTTCTTGAGCATCTAATGCTTTTTTATATGCTTTAGCTTCTTTTGACCGCTTATCTGAAAACTCCTCGTACTTAGTGTACATGGTGCCAACCCTTCTAACTGCATCGTCAAGGTTTTTGTTGAGCTTTTTTTGCTCTTCATTGGCTTTTTTTATGTCTTCAAATTTTGCCATTAGTTATATTACAGTTTATTTATTGCGTCTATATACGCATTTGTTCTTGGATTGTCAGAAGATTTCATGAGTGCTACCAACTCAGGAGTATCCATCATCTTTTTTACTGCTCTTTTTTGGGCAGCTTTTGACATACCGTTAAAAAGTTTACCTAAAAGTTTAGTTATTGCATTTTCTTCTGAGATTATTGATTTAACCTCTGTTCTAATTTGCTTGCGAAGTTCCTGTTCTGTCATTTATTGTCTCCTGATTTTCATAGTTTATCATATATAAATATCAGAAAGTTAGAGTTATTATCTCTTTCGAGGCATTCTTGGGGTAGATTTTTTGTTTTGTTTCTCTACCTCTTCTTTTTCTTTCTTTTTGACTTCTTTTAATTTGTCAAGATAGAATCTTCTAAGATGGACTGGCATTGTATACAGGTCAGACCAGTTAAAACCCCCTTGTGAATAGTATGCCATATCAAATAGCAATTTGTGCAGAATGGCCCTATAATTAGGACCTAGGCCAAAAAAACTTAACGGACATCGGCATAGTAATAGAGTGTTCTTCTCCATCATCTTCGCCATAATATGAATATGTAAGGTTTATATCTGGAGATACTTGTTTTATATACTCCCTAAATTCAAGAGAATCTCTAGATAAAAACTCTGTATCTACAAACTTAGATATTTTAATTCTATCCATTTCTCCATCAACAGATACTATCATATGCTTTAGTCTAGTGCTTAGTTCTGGTGACACACCGGATATTCTGTTTGAAGCCTTTTTTGCTGCCTTTATTGAATCTGCTATTTTTTTATCATCACCATGTGTTAAAAGCTTAAATTCAAGCATTCTCTTAGAAGCTGGTAGCTGAAAAGAAAATTTATTTTGTCCTTTTTCAAAAGTTGATTCGTCTAACTTTTTATTAGAAAATAAAGTAAGGTCTATGTTTTCAGTTTGCTTGTGTCCTGATGGATTTGTTAGTTCAACCTCATAGTCTTTTCCATACGCTAATACCCTTGCCGCTATCATAATTGCATTTTTATCTCCAACTAGTAGCTCGTTATAATTTATTGGACTAACTATAAGTGATCTTAATAGTACATCTATAACAGTTCCATTTTTAATTAAGTTTTGAGAAGTAAGAATATCTTCTTCTTTAGCTGTCATATACTTAATTTCTACCTTTCCTGAAGATAGTGGGCTAGTTTCAGGATATAATAATCCTTCACTAGGTAATTCTATTGTTTCTGTTGGAAATGGATAATTTTTTGCCGATTCGTTAACTGCACTACCTGCATCTTGAATTGCTAAATTTTTTATATCTTGATCTGATAATCTTTCTTGTCCTGGGTAATCTGGGTCTACTACTTTAGTCATAACTTTTCTCCTATTGTTTCTAATATAACATATATAAATATATATTTCCGCAAAAAATAAACAAAAAAAGACCCTAACTTGTAGGGTCTTCTTAAAATATGTAATTTTATATTAGAATTGTAGTATCCAGTAATCACATTGAATTTCCATTACAATTTCGTTTACTGCATTAGTAGCTGTCCAATCTATTGCTCCAAAGTCTGCACTTGTAATATATGCACCTTTACCTGTCCATTCTTCTACTTTATCACCTACTGGTCCAAGTACGTTGATTGTTACGTCTTTCTTATAGAAGTCTGCATAACCATCTCTACCTGTTACTGATTCGTGATGTAAACGTACCCACTCCATAACTGCTTGCGCACCTGAAGGAACGATTGGATCGTAAAGTGTTAAACTTATAGGGCCCCAAGTACTTTTACCTTTAACGTATCTTGAAACGTTTATATGTTGTAATTCAACTGTTTCAGTTGTAATAACTGGTCTTGCAGCTGTTTTAATAAGATACGCTGGTATTCCATCAACATAAAATATAAATCTATTTTGCTGTTTTGGTTCAAACGCCGTGAACATTATTTCATTTGGATCGACTAGATTTGCCATTTATTTTTCTCCTCTATATATAAATATCTTCTTTACTGTTTTTTATTCTTCAAAAGATGCACCAGTTCTCATAATATTAAAGTCAACGATGATAAATTCTGCAGCTTTTGCAGGCTGTAGGAATATTTCACCTTTCATTTGATTTCTGTCTACAACATCAGGCGTATTATTTGATTCATCCATTACTACTTTAAACGCGAACAATCCTTGTTGTTGCTGTACTGTTTCTAGGTATGGATTAACAATGTTTAAGAACCTGTTTCTTGTTGCAGTTGTGTTATTTTCGAATACTAAATATCTAGTTGAAGATGCAATAAATTTCTTAAGTTTAATTAGCAATCTTCTAACATTAATTCTATCAAGCGCAGAAGGTTTTGTTTGTAAAGTTTTTTGGCCCCAAATACATACTCCAGTGTTAGGGAATATTGCAATTGGATTTACTTTACCTTCATATAATTCGTCTCTTTCTGAGTGAGTTAATCTTGTGTATGGTTCAGTTACTGTAGTTAAACTTCCTCTGTTTAGACCTGCAGGTGCAAACCAAGGGAAAGCAACCTTATCATTAAACGACATAACTCCAGGTACTACAACTGATGGTGGAACAAATAAGAATTTATTTACAGTTGCATCAAAAACTCTAACCCATGGATAGTACATTGCTGCATAGTTGGTATCATAATTTGCTGCTTGAGTTGTAGCTGCTGTTACTGAATCGCCATTAAGAGAATTAACTCCGTCTACAACATAAAATGCATCACCTCTATCTTCGCAAACCTCGATTACTTTTGCAACTATGTTAGAAGCATTTTGTGTTAGTATACCAGGCGTAACTATAAGATTAATATCTATTTCGTCTGGATTGGCTACTGTATCAATAGCTTTTTTGTATACTCTATATCCTTCATCACTTGTACTTGCAAAGCTGTATCCAAAACTATTTCCAGATGCTAAATCTTTTCCTATAGCTATTTGTTTTGCAGGGTTTTTTCCATCAAATCCACCTTGGAAACCAAGAGTAAATCTTTTGTTGTTTAATGCACTATCTAAACTAACTTCTCCTCCAGTTGTACCGTTTGTACAGCTAGAAAGTAAGAATGTTCTATTTTTACCAACTGCCGCTGTATCGGATAATGGAGCTAAGTAGTTATACATACCATTGTTTAATATATCTTCATTAAAATTCATTCCAAAGTATGTCACAGTGTCTGTTGCTAAACTTCTAGATGTTACCAAAGCAACTTCTGGATAGAATGCTGTATCTGTAGAACCGCCTTCATCAGCTACTGTTACTGAGAATGGAGATATGTAAGCTTCATGACCAAACGGTACTAGTTGCTCTGAATAAACTGCGTTTCTTACGCTTTCGTGTACTTCTACTCTACAGTATCTAGAGATATTTGGATAATCACCAGTAGTTATCAATTTCCCTGCACCATCATAAGATCTATCTCTATCACCAATTAATCTAGCGATATAGTTTGGTGAATTAGGATCTAGGTTACAGTTTGAGTAAGATTCTAAAGCAATAACTTTATTATCTGAATCATCAATTTTTCTAATTGTTATACTAAAGTTTCCATAGTCTTGTCCACTTACACTTCCTGCTTTTTTGATAGACGTTACACTTACTTTATAGTATCTATTTGAATTAGTACCATGGGCAAATGTATGAATTCTAAATAATGGGAAGTTATTTCCGTTTGTTGTTTGTGAAACAACCCAAGGAGTTCTTGCAGCTGCATATTCTTTACCGGAAGTATTACTATTTGTTCCTGTTACAGATGCTGCTGCTGAATCAAAGTCTATTGTATCAAGTGATGCACTTAATTTAGTAAATCTATATCCACCACCGTTATTTGTATCTGCTGCTCCATATGATTGAGAATTAAATAAAGAGTAAACATATGATGGTGAATTATTTATACTATGAGCAGCTGTTGGAAGAGTGTTTCCAGGATCTGTTCCTAGTAAGTTAGGTAAATAATTTGCATTTGTTTTGTCAAGTGACATTGTATTTGACGTGCTTGAAAGGTGACCAGAGTTACCCATAAACTTCGCCATTGATATTACACCATTACCAGTTAATGCAGAGTCTAAAGCTGTAGCTGTTCCTGTTTGAGCCGCACCACCTGCAAGAGTTATTTGAGTAGTGATTCCTTGATTTGCAGAACCAGTTTGTACTGTAATTGAATTACCTGCAATTCCTAACGTTGAAGCAGTTACATGTAATATGTCTGTGTCTGCTGCAACTGTTACAAGAGAAGATGCGTGAGCATTTATTTCTGCTGCTAAATTGGTTACGAATGTAGATACTAATGATCCTGTTAAAAAATAGTAAGGTCCGTTTGGATCTGAGCCATCAGCTGGAGCCGTTGTACCACCAACACCTATAAATCTAAATTCATTTGTACCAGAGGTTCCAATTTGGATTTCAGGATTAACATTTTCTTGTATTGAAGCTACATTAAATACTAATGGAGGAGTATCTGAATAATCAGTAGCAGATGAAGTTGCAAATGCGCCTCCAGTTGCTGTTCCAGTAATAACAGATGTTTCTTGTAAAAGTCCATCCTTAGTGGAGTTATCTCCTGTTGTTGACGCATGTATTACACCAACAATATATGGATCAGTGTTTGCACCTACAGTAGAACCAGAAGGACCAATATCTGAACCAGATGCTATTAAGTATACCTGATTGTTAACTGCGAATCCATCTAAACCAAGAGTTCTAACAATTGTTACGACTCCTGCGCTTTTTATATATTCTTTTACTGTAAATGGTACATAAGTACCCTTTGTGCTGCTTCCGAACCTAAGTTCAAATTCATTCATAGATCGTACTTGAACCGGCATAAATGCTGGACCTGATTCAGTACCTCCAATAATTACTGCTCCTATTTCACCAATTCCTACTGGTAAAAAAGATAAGTCGTTTTCCTGTGTAAAGACACCTGGACTAACTATTCTTTCGGCCATTTATATTCTCCTCTAGTTTACTATTTTTTATCTATTTCTGTTGATAAAAGTGAATACAGATATTCATATATAAATATAGAATAAAAGTCCAAAAACTATTCTGCTGGCGTAAAAATTCCTGTAGAAATGTCTAAAGATCCTTTTCCATATTTTTCAGTTAGTTGTTTTGCAAACACAACTTCTTGTTCTCTGTTTTTATTAAAATCTGCTTCTAAACTTGTTTTTTCTTCATTTAAAGCATTTAGTTCAAAGTGAACCTGTCCCATTCTTAATGTGATAGCATCATAGTTAGATTTTATTTCAGATATATTATCTAATTCTTCTTTTGAAAATCTTTTTTCTGATGTAGTTTGTTTAGCTTTTTCTTCTCTATGCTTGTTTAATTTTTCTTGAATGTCTTGATTTAATACCATTGTAACCTCTCCGTAACTTTATTATTTATTATTTGAATAATAGCTAGTTTTTCCTGCTAGCCCTTGTTGTGGATTTCTTCCACCTTTATTTTCTATGTTTGTAGTTGTTGTTGAACCAATTTGAACTCGTGCAACACCATAATCTAATCTATTTGCTTGCGTCATATCTTTTTGTAAATTGTCTGGAATAATATAACCACTCATTTCTAAACTAAATTCTGCTCTTGACGTCCTTTCTTCTCCTTGTACAGCTTCATTTGTTAAATTAAAATTTGTCATGTTTGCAAGAAACTTATAATAGTTATCTTTTCCCCAATATGAATTAGAAGCATAATTTATATCTTCAATAACTTTGTTTTGGTGGTTAATAAAATCAGTAAGTAATATACAATCATACGATAATCTAACATAATCAGGAATAACTATATTGTGAGTTTTTTGGCTAGGCTTTCTCCCTATTAATAGATCGAATTGGTCATATCTATTTTTTTCATTATATGCACTTCCTACCGTGTAAAAAAGATTTGGGTTATTTGCATCTAATTTACTATATCCTTCTAGTCTTTCTATTCCTGTTCTTTTATATATTAAAATTGGAAACTGTATTTTCCCAGTTGCATCTCTGAATACTCCAGATTTTTGTACACTTTTCCATCTTTCTGGAGAACCATATATAACTGGTACTTTTATTTCTTTTTCGCCTTCTTTTACTCTTGGCTTAATTACATTTTCAAAATAATAATAAATTGCTTCATCAACATCGTATAATCCAACACTAACATTTTTTATATCTTCTGCCCTACTAATTTGAGAAGATCTATTTGTAGATAATTTATTTCCTCCAGAATCAACAGTATATCCACGACTAATGTTATATCCTTGACCTGCAGTTGAAGGTGGGGGTGAAGCTGGTGTAGCTAAAGGTAATTGTCCTTTTGCAAGTCTACTGTTCGGGTTTGTTTTTTTCTCTTTACTGTAAGCCATTTCTATTCACCATATAATCCGTAGTTATTATATCCTACTCTAATATTTTCAAGTTGTACCCTACTTTTTCTAGTTTGATGGGTTTGACAAATAATGGAAAAGTTAGATCCAAACTCTGTTCTATCTCCAGAAACAAATCCTTTATCTTTGTCTGGATCTTTTCCAACTATTAGTTGATTTTGAACAACCGCATCTATTTCCCAATATATGTTATTCCAATATATTATATCTCCAACTTCTAAAACAACATTTGCTGCTGGTGTTCCTATGCTTCCAGCTGGTAATAAGTCATCTCTTAAGAAACTAAACTTAGACTCTTGATTAATATCTGGACCAAGTTCTGTTGTGTCCCAAACCTGATCATCAACCTCTATAATACAATTTACCCTAACTCCAGGTTTAAATATTTTGTTAATGGATTCTCCATATAAATTTTCATCAACGTCATATACAGAAGTTTTTAAAATATCTACCTCTGTGTCTATAATATCATTAACCAATTCCCTACTAAGTGTTCTGAAAAGGCTAACATCTCTTGCTGATCCAAATAGTGCCATGAATTACCCTATGTATATTCCGTATGGAATTTTATTCATTGTTTGATTCATAAAGTCAGATTCTTCTTGTTGCCTTTCTAAAAGATTTCTTCTAGATGCTGCTTCAAGATCTTCTCTTAATTGTGTTGTTAAGTTTTCTTTTTCTACAGATGCTTCACTTCTAAGTGTATCACCATCAAGATTAGTTTCTGAACCAGGTATAGGTATCGAACTATATTTACTTCTTATATTACCCAATAATTCTTTTGCTAATGCTAAGGTATATTTTCTAATCCATTGTTTTCCTGGGTCGTTTATGCTAGAATATAGCATATTATCATAATCTGCGTTAGAAAAATCTGTAATTACATTTGTTGCTGTTCCATTTTTTAAAGCGTTATTTCTATCTGACGTTTTTACATATTCTATCCACATATTAAAATTACCTTTAGGTCGTGGAAATATTTTTAACCTATCGTTTACTATTTCAAAACTGTATGCAGACTTTCTAATGGTATCATTAAATTCTATTGCTTGTACCCTTAATAAATCATCATACATTGGCATCATTAAAAAGTTTACTGCTGGGCTATAGTTACCCATTCCAAAACCATCTAGTAAGTGGTCACTTCCATATCCTGTACCTACATATGGATCAAAATACCTTGTCATTGCTGGAGTTCCTTGGTAATAAACTCTTCTGACTTCTATATTATCTGTTCCAGCGGTTCCTGATTCAAGAGAAACAAAGTTTGGGTCTGTTAAATCATAAACTTGTTGACTTGAAGTTACCGCTACTGAGGCACTATAGTATGTTACGTCTCCTCCTGCTCCTGCTTCCATTCCATAGCTATTTGCTATTGTCATAAGTCTTCCATGGTTTGGAGTTATTTCTTTATGTGTAAGATTGCTACCAGTTGTATTTCCTTTAATTGATAAAAGGTTTTCTTTAATGTTAAAGTAATTTACTTGAGAACTGTATTCAGAAATAGCTTCTTCAAAGCAAGCAAAAAAGTTAACGTCTTGCATTTCAATGTCGACTATAGGATAACCTAGTCTTTTTGCGCACCAATCTGCAACCTTAGGTCCATCGGTTTGAAATTCTGTATCTGAGTCATAGATTCCAAATGGTGTATTACCATTTATAGTTCCTGCTGATCCATCGTATATAGTTATGTTTGTTGCCATAGTTATCCTCTATATATAAATATCAAGAAATATGTTAATTATTACATGCCCATCAACATTTCAAAAACTTCATCGATTGCTTCATGTCTATGGTTGTCAAGTAGTATTCTCTTGTATACAAACTTTGAATCTGAAATTTTTGATAGGTCGTGTATTGCTGAATAGTTTTTATCTTTTAAGTCTATTTGTTGGTTATCTCCACAAAATATCATTGTAGAACCTTTACCTAATCTACCTAAAGCCATTCTAAATTGAGATCTAGTTAAGTTTTGAAATTCATCTACTATTACTACTGAATTTTCAAATGTTCTTCCTCTAAAGTGTGCAAGAGAAACTAATTCTATATCTTCATTTTTTTCCATTCTTTCTAATATAAGAGGTTTGTTATAAACTTTTCTCATATTAGATCTAATAGGTACTAACCAAGGTTCCATTTTTTCTTTTTCGGAACCAGGTAAAAACCCGTTATCTTCTGTAGAAATTGTTGGTCTAGTTATAATTATTTTGTTTATCATTCGTTTAAAAAACATATCAAGAGCAACTTGACAGGCTAATAAAGTTTTACCACTTCCTGCTTTTCCAACAACAAAGCTATATGGATGATGAAGTATTGCTTGCTTTGCTAATTTTTGCTCATCAGAAAGGGAAATTGAAAATCTAATATTTCCCTTTGGTGGTGTTTTTTGTATATTTTGTTTTGACATAATAACCTCCTCTATTTACTATAAATATCAGGGCATAAAAAAAAGAGGCTAATTTCTTAGCCTCTCTTTAATAAAACAATACTAAAGTATTATATTACAGTCTGTTTAATCCAGAAATGTAAACTTTACCATAGAATTCTGGTCTTACCATTTTCTTAGCGTAACGAGTCATTACACCTTTTCTTGGCGTAAAGTTAGTTGGATCGTACACTAGTGGAGTCATGATTAATGGAATGTATGGCGCGTAAACCGCTCCAGTTTCCAAGAATTGACCACCTCTAAATCCTAATAAGATAGTGTTATCTTTCATATAAGGATTTTTGTAAACAGTAAATCTGTTATTTAATGCACCAACTTTTTGTACACCCATTGCAAATTGCATTGAGTTACCATCAGTATTTGCAGCATATCCAGGGATAGACTCTAAGATTGTAGCTACTTCCGGAGAAGTTACTAAGAAGTTTGCACCTCCTCTAAGAGTTTTTTGGTGGATTTGGTTAGAAACTTTTTGTATTTTAGTACCTAAAGTTTGGAACCATGTAAACTGAGTGTAAGCTTCTGCAGCTGTTGGGCTT